GAGTTTGACCAGTCTAAATACACGCCTGCCTAACATGCCATTTACGCCGTATCAGCCCACAAACCAGGACAGTCCGACAAATTTCACGCCGTATTCTCCGAACAGCGCGCCTGCTCCTGCGGGTTCAAGTCCGCTCCCGTTTCAGAATCTCGACAAGCCTACGGCTTCGGGAGTATTCAACATGCTTCCTGGTAGTCAGCTTCTTAGGGACGTCGGCAATTCCGCTTCGGCTATATATCAAGGAGCAAAAGGAGGCATACAGAAACTTCTCGGCTACGATCAGGGCGCGCAGTCTTCGTTTCAGAAATCGAATCAGGCGGCAGATCAAATTAACCCGACTAAGGATTTCGGATCAGGTGCAAACCTTGCGCTCACTGCAGCAACCCCTCTGATTGGCGGCGGTGGCGCTTTGGCAACAATTGGCAAAAGTGCTGCGTTAGGGGCAGGTTTTGGTGCGGCGCAATCCACGGCAGAAGGCAAACCTTTCTCAGATGTTGCCCTAAATACAGCACTCGGAGGAGTCGCTGGTGGCGCTTTAGGCGCAGCAGGAAAATTTATTGGCGAAGCAGCAAGTCTGGCAAAGAATGGAGACGTAGCAAAATCTTCTTCAATTATGAATCGTGTTGCTCGATTAACACCGACCGACGCTAATAAATTTAGTGAATTGGCTGGGATGTCGCATGGTGAATATCTAGCGCGAAGCGGTAATTTTGGTACACCCGAACAAATCATTCAAAACGAGTCAAAGAAGTTCGTTAATTCGCTGGATCAAGTGGATTCTGCAATAGCAAAACTTCCTGGCGTGTACAAATCCGATCCTGTTACGAGCGCACTTGACGAATTAGCAGCGAGAGAAAAAGTTGTCTCTACTCCCGGTGCAGAGTCTCCCGATTTCGCTCGAATAAATCAACTGGTAAAAGCGAACGAGAAAGACGGCCTTACGATGGATCAGATAAATCAAGTTAAGAGGCTCTATGAAAGAAACATCAAGCTTCAATTCGCAAAAGACATAACTGGCCAAAGTTCGGAAAAAATCGCACGAGCCACTAACATAGATAATGCTATGCGGAATTGGCAGTTCAACCAAGCAGAAAATCTTGGTCTTAAAAACTTGCCTGAACTCAATAAACAGACACAAATGTCTAAAGCGATTATAAATTCACTGGGAAAACAAATAACGGGAAAAACAGGCAATAATGCACTTAGTTTAACTGACTGGATCATGCTTTCTCATGGCAACCCAGAATCAATAGCTGGTTTCTTAACCAAAAAGACTTTTTCAAGTCCTGCAGTACAGTCAGGAGTTGCAAAATTACTGGCAAAATCTCCAACCCTACTTGAAAAGGCAGCACAACTTGAACCGACAGCAGAAAACGCATTTAGGAAAGTATCCCCGACTGGAGCAAAACTTCTGCCTGCACCCAAGGAAGGAACCCCTAGGGTTTCTTTGAACAGCCTGCGGACACTCCAGGTTTCCCCTTCTTCGAGCTCGCTTGAAACTACGGGAAAATCGGATTTGATATCAAATGGATATAAAACACCGCCGACATCTACTCCACCGATGAATTCTCAGGTCAAAAAGTTTTATCTACGCGTGGCTAAAAAACAGTAGTTATTCTCTCCAAGCTAACCAAGCAACCAGAATTAGGAAGATTATGAAAAGCATAGATTCATATTCTTTTGTCGATTAAACAATCTTTATAATTCTGTTGCTCTAATTCGTCAAAATTCTTAATTATATTGTCTTGAGCATAAGAGTATGTGTCTGTGATTGCCTTATCTAAGCAAAATTTCCTTATATCAGCTGGTCTAATTGAAAACCAATAGACAATGAAACTTGCTAATGTTAAGAGAAATATTAGTATAAATACTAAAATCTTGTTCATTAGAATGAGAAGTGAACGGTGTTTTTAGTTGCTTGAAAACCTCTAACATACAAACGCAGGCTCGTATTTCCTGGGGCATATGCGTTTATGTAGATAGTGGTTGCCTGATTTCCTTGGATAGTTAATGAGTTAGTGAGTTGATAGGTAGCCGAAGTACCATCAATAGAATTACTCATGTCTCCGGCCGTGGACACACTTGTCTTTACAACATTTCCACTAAATTCGTACTGTATCGCAGTGAGAATAACCGAATCATCACTCTGGTTAGTAATAGTGAGCGGAAACGCGAATATATTTCCCGGCTCCTGAATTGGGTCTCGGGTAACAACATTCACATTTTGGTCCGCAGGTTGAGTAGTTTCTTTTGGAGCTTTCAATGCAGTGTTCTCGTCAGCCAAAATCTTCACCTGTGCCGAAAGCGACGCATTAGTAGCGACCAAATTATTATATTTAGCCGTCAAACCTACCAATTGAGACTGTAAATCCGTATTTTGCTGGATAAGCGTGTTGATCTGCGCCTGCAGTTTCGGATTTTCTACAGTAATAGTGTTAGTGATGATCGGTTTAGGGGAAGGAATAGGCTGCGGAGCGGTCACAGGAACTTCTGCGGGCGTTTCTACGCTTGCTGGCACGCTAATAGAAGCCTTTTTAAACCAAGAAAGCGGATTGTACCAAGAGGCGAAAGTGACAGCAGGGATCACTAAAATGCCTAAAATAATGCCTATATTTAAGGTTTTTTTCATAAATTGAGTAACGTATAAATACTAATAATCGTGACAGTAAAGGGCAACCTGCGCTAGTCCTACCATATAGATATTTATATGTCAAGCACAATAAAGCCCGATACTAAAAGTCTTTGACCCACCTTGCAAGTAAATCAAGACCCTACTATCGGGCTGTATTGTTGCAAGGTGGTAATTTAGTTGTATCTATATCTTACTTCCTATTATCGAAATCCGATGGGGATAACTTTTCCTGTCCCAAAAGAGTCCTTTATATGTTTAGGATTGCTACTGTTTTTTCATGGACGCCCGGGCAAAACTCAAAGAACTTCTCAGACTCAAGCTAAAGAAAGACAGGGAAGCAAAAGAAGCCACGCTTCTTGAGCGTCTCAAAAACGAAAAGGCGAAGAAGAATCCCGTCGAATATATCGACAATACTCTCAAGAGCGAAATTGAAAAAACGTTAAAAGCCAAGGAAGGAAAAGATGGCAAGGATGGTAAGGATGGTAAAGACGGAATTGACGGGAAAAACGGGCGTGATGGAAAAGACGGCTACACCCCTGTAAAAAACAAGGATTATTTTGACGGCAAGGATGGAATCGACGGTTTAAACGGTAAGGACGGTATTGATGGAAAAGACGGTCTGCCTGGTCTGAATGGATCGCCCGACACGGCCGAAGACATCCGAAACAAACTCGAACTTCTAAAAGACGACGACCGACTCAAACTTGAGGCCATTTCGGGCGTAGAAAAGCTAAGAAACGATCTTCTCGAACTAATGGATCGGGGCTTTATGTCGCTTGATACTTTTAAGGGACTAGGTATCAAACTCAACGGAGTAAAAATAGATAACGCGAATGAATTAAATTTCATTTTATCTGGGGGAAGTATCAAAAACAACGGTCAACAGGGAGTAGATATAGTGATCCCTGCTGGTACATCTGTTTCTCCCGGCCTCCCTAATCACTCCGTCCAATACAATGAAGGCGGCATATTCACCGGATCAAGCGATTTCACCTACGACCCAAATCAAGAAGTATTCATAGTAGGCTTCCGCTCTCTTGGCGGCTCTGCATTTGTTATTGATGACAATGCTGGACAAATCAAATTCCTTTCTGCTTCCGAGTTCTACTTTTCCGACGCAAACGATAGCATTAGATTTTTTGACATTTCGGGGTTCTTGATACAAAGCGGAGATGTTAGTTTGGCGAATAATCTCACACTTCAGACAGTTGATGACTACTCAAAAGCAATCACAAACCAGACGAACGGTACCTTTACCGTTAAAACTTCAAGCGGAACAAAATACATCGAGGCAGATGTTCCTAACGACAAACTCACATTATACGCTCATGGTTCTAGCGTCACTTTCGGATATGGTGGAAATAACAAAATTCTATTTGCTTCCGCAGATATTGAATTTTCTTCGGACAATATCAACTGGGATAATTCAAATGGAATTTCAATTTTTGAAGCATTAAGCGACGGGTCAGGTTACGTAACGGTTGGAGCTGGCGACCTTAGTGCCAGCCTAAATGGCACCTCATATATTCTCGATGACCTAGCCAAAACAATAGTCTTTACCACAGATGGCTCTCTAACGGTTCAAAATGTTGCTACCACTTCCTTATTCGACGTAGATACTTTCACCGGTCAAACGAGTTTACTTCAAGGATTGATCTTGAAGCAGGGCGGCTTCTCAGGAACCTTCACCATTCCGAATGATGGTTACTACATCGATATTGATGTCACTTCCGCGGTCTCACAAGGAACTCTTCCGCTTGCAAATGCGTTTCCGGCCGGGAAGACATATGTCATAAGCGACGCGAAAGGACAGTCAGCTACCCACAACATCACAGTCAAAACGAGCGGGTCGGACAAGATCAACGCGGCTTCGACATTTGTGATGAGCACGAATTACCAAACTATCACTCTGCATTCGGACGGAGTATCGAATTGGATTATTAGTTAATTATTAATTTAAGTAAAAAATATATGGGAAACATAGAAACAACAATTGATCCAGACAACCACGACATTATCACGATAGATATTTCGGGCATCACGGACGAACAGAGACGACTTCTTAAAAAGTGCATCAACTACGACGAAGATTCAGGCGTCCCTCTGGTCGCAGCCCTTCTTATCAGCTCAATGAACGTCCGCAAAATGCAGATGCAGAAGATCCTTGAAAACGAAGCGATCGAGGCAGTCCGTGCGGCAAACGTAGCGACGGTAGCATCACTATAATGAAAGACATCTTACCTATAAAACTCGTGCGAAAGAAAATAAAAAGAAAGTGGGTATGGTTTATTATCCTCGGGGTCGTATTTATTTGTATAAGCTTCGTTTTTATCAAATATGGAACCGACCTTGCGTAAAGACGAAGCTTATACAAAACGGGAGCAGGATCACTTCTTCGGTGAGCTTTTCAAGCGTATGGATAAGCAGGATTTGACCCTTGAGAGGATCGAAGCCCAGACGACAAAAACGAACGGCCGGGTAACGAAGCTCGAAGAAAAAACGAACGATTATGAGATAACGAAAACACGTATTTTCAATATGAATGGCACCATCAAATGGATCATAGGCATCGGCATTACTTTCGTCGTTCTCGGTGCGGTGATCTACGCGTTCGTCCTCAAAGACATTTCCAACACGATAGAGCAGAAATTTACCGAGTGTTGTTCCGCGATTCAAAAAAAAACTGAAAATACGTCGAATATTAATAACACGGTAAATGTAAAGTAATGGAGATCAAACAACAGTATCTCCCCGTACCCTCGCAGAGACGTTCGGGAGAAAAATTAGACAAGGTTCAGTACATCGTTGCCCACGACACGGGCGGCGTAGACGGCACGGCCCAGAGCAATGTGGATTGGTACATACAGACCGCAAACGGAATCAAACAGGCGTCGGCTCACGTCTTCGTCGACGATACAGAGGCAATCTGGTGCGTCCCCGAGGACGAAAAAGCATGGAGCGTCAGATACGACGCGGGCATCGCCCCGAACGTCGCGCCCCACTTCATGAACGACTGCGCCATCGCGGTGGAACTCTGCTATTTCAGCGATTTAAGCCGCTCGGAAACCGCATACGCCAACTACGTCCAGCTCATCGCCGAACTCTGCTCAAAACACGCTATAGACCCCCAGACGGGCATCGTAGCCCACAAAGACCTCGACCCAACCCGCAGAACTGACCCCATTAACGCCTTTTCCCGAATAGGGAAGACGTGGGAGCAGTTTTTATCAGACGTGCGATTAACAGTTAGCAAAATCAATATGGAAAACACAGCAAACGGTGCGGTTAAGTTCGTCAATTTCTACGGCTCCGACAAGAGCCGCATTACCTACTTCGTCGAATCCAAGACGCTTCAGAACGACGGGGAAACCCACGATTTCGCTTCGGCGGAAGAGGCTCTTGAAAAGAGCACCTCCGAATCGTTCGTCTTCTGGGACAACGCGCCAGTCGGCGTTGGCAAAGTAGCTGAATAATCATATGCAAAAGACTAACTGGCACAACGTGAAAATGATCGTCGGCATCTCTCTCGTCGCCCTGGTCGGCGCGCTTACCGCGCTCAAGGCTATCGGCGTCGGCGGAGCATGGATCGACACGGTCATTGCGATCCTTGTCATGCTCGAACATACGTCGAACGGCAATACGCAGGCGTCCTAACATGGAAAAGCACGACTTCGAGATAACCGAAAAGTACAAGGAAGATAAGATGTTTTTGGGAGATTTGTACGCGTGCAAGAACTGTCCTTTCGAACACCTATGTACTCAAGGCAAAACGACGGGAACGACGAATTGCGTGCATAACGATTCTTTCAACTACGGTTGCACGAAGTAGCGCGATATGGGCCGTCAGTCATGGCGGCTCACATTCACGTTACTTAAAAACCGAATACTATGGCATACAAACACTGCCCCCACTGCCAGCAGAACAGATGGGGAAGCGCGTCCGAGACGCACGACACGGAAAACACCCTAACGGTCTCGTTCCACTGCTCGACCTGCCAGATGACATCCGCAGAAACCAAAGTCTTCAAACCGAAGAAATGGCACAAGTGGATTCGCAAGAACTGGAAGATCGGGGAATTATGCACGAATTAGCCCTCTTTACGGGGGCTTTTTATTTGTGATAAAATATAACGTCTGCGACGGCAAAGCGGAGTAAAACAAACAGGAGAGTTGCGCCGCTCATCTCCGCAATCGAGGCCCTTCGGGGCCTTTTTTGCACCCCCTTGCATTCCATAGACGTATACGCTAGTGTAACCAAGCCGTTTGGTTTTCCACAGCCTGACAACAAGTTGTCTGTTAAAATATAGGCAGCAAAAAACACCCTGCGAGAGCTAGGTACAGAAGGCGAGAGGAATTTTTGAAGCATGATTTGTCGAGTTTGGAATTCGATAAATATGAATGGATTGTTTCAAAAGTTCCCCATAGGAGGTTTGGAAGCTCCTTTGTTCTCACCCTCTGATCCCAGATTTCGAGGGTGTTTTTTGTGCAATTCGCCCTGCAATAGAAAAGCTACTAAGACGGCACCTCATGGTTCAGAAGATCGTACCTTCTAGACCCATAAGACTTTGGCAAGTTATGGAGTTTGATCCCCATAAGGTGTCCTCTTAATAGCTTGGACTATCGCCGTCGTCTCCCTTGCCTGGAGACATTAAATCGAAAGAACTTAATGTAGTATACCATCAAGCGGGACAGCAATCAAATTATTATCTTGTGGAATATTCCATTTGCCACACTCTTGACAACCTGTACAGCTTCGGGTAATGTCCCGTTATTAACAGTTCAATCATCCCATGTCCGTCTGACACATGGTAAACTCGGTAAGCACTTGGGCGAAAGCCTATTACGGATTTTAAGCCGTGGAGTGCACGGAGCCCAGCGCGTCAGACCGCTGGGTTTTCGTTTATGTGGTTCATAAAATCAGAATTAAGAAAACAGATAGATAAATATAATAAAGACAAGGATATACTCCTAGAATTCGCCAGATTCGTCAAAAAGCCCTGTTTAGAGGATATATACCTAGAGGATATAAAAAGCTTCTATAAAGCGATTGTAGCCCCTAAAAACAGCCAATGGGAGCGGAACAGCTACATGCTCGCGGTGCGGAAGTTCTTTAAATACTACCGTGGAGAAAATATTTTAAAGTGGCAGCAGATTTTGGATAATCCCTTGATTTCTGGTGAACTAAATGCTATAGTGCCAGTGATGAAAGCAAAAGAAAAAAGAAAGCCGGGCCGCCCTATTGATTGGGAAAACGTTAAAAAGACATTGATTATGAAAGACAAACTCGGCATGTCGTTTCGAGACATCGGGAAGACCATCATCAAAGGCCGCGTCGTAGACCACTCCCAGGTAATAAAATGGTACCAGCGGGGAAAGAAGCATAAAGGTGAATTATCCACAGTTTAGGTGCTTGCGGTGAATTTATTAAAATAGTATACTAAGGGCACACGGAATCGAATAGGTCTCTGATAAACGAATAAGACATGTCCGCCACACCCCAGAGGGGAAAGGACATGCCGAGATGTGAACCGATGAGAGAGACATAGGAGCCAAACTTGGACGCAAGCGAGGCTAACGGAAAGGGAGCGTAAGCAGAAAACCGATTCCGCGTCCTATCACTCTCTCACAGGTTCATATCTCAGACTGCGCGAAAATAAAACTTCTCTGTAGGGAACTTATTTTTATAATAGAACCGCTGGATAGGCCAGCGGAAAAAATGTGAACGGGGTACGTCGCACAATATATCTTTCAGCATGGAAAATATTTTTGTCAACATACACCCATCGCATCGTAACCTATTTTAATTAATTAATTCCAAAACACTACGGAGAAATCTGTAGTGTTTTTTTATTTTCGCGGCAGTCGCAGAGATTCAAGATGTACGGAATCACCGGCCTGCCTGCACCCATAGGGAACACTGCTCGCATTCTCGACCGATACCGGAGTGATTGAGTCTCTACGACTGCTTTATGCAGATGTGAGTAAAGCCAGGGAACAAACGAGAACAATACCTTGTAAGGGCGGTACGGCTCCAAACCCGCCTCCCTGGCCTTGCTCACATCTCAAGCAGTTAGGTCGAACAGAGGGCGATAGCTAGTCCGAACTCTATGGGTGTTCCATAGGGTTCGGGTGACTGTCGCTCTCAATTAGCAACAAATCTAATTTCAATCGTAAAGCGATTGTCAACAAATGAATTACTCACAAACATACGGCCAACGTAAACGCGAACAGGAACGCCAAGACGACAAAGAAAACCTCAAAATGGGGATCGTTTGGGCGGTGCTCATAGCCCTGTTCTTCTTGGGAATCTCTTATTAACCCTTATATCCGTTCACAGCGTCATCGACTTATAAGGGCGGTGGCGTGCTGAATTGAAAAACATATGAACCTATCAGAAATGCAGTGCTCGGAAGACATGATGGACTCCGATCTGGTTATGACCAGAGAACCCATCCAAGACCCGTACGCTCGTACGAAGTGCAAGAACTGCCCGCGCAAACTCCAGACGGAAGAATCGAAAAAACTCGGACTCTGCGCGCCCTGCCGAGGAAAAGGAATCGGCGACACTGAACGCTACTCGTTCGGCAGAGACCAGCGCGAGGACGACTTAAAAACAACCCGCAACAACCCGCGCATATGAATACCTTTGAAACGTTCAAGCCGAGCAAGGAAGAAGAAATGATCCGCATTGCGGACGTAATGAGCTTCGCGTCGCGCCTCGACGTAAAGAAGTTCAAGCAAACAATGCTTCAGCAAGGCGAACTCATAAACGGCATTAAAAATGACTTAATCAGGCTTATCGAAGTCTACAAAAAACAATATGAAAAACATAGCTAAATCGCTCGCATTGTTCCATGAAAAAATGGGCAACGTCGCAAAGGACGCTGACAACCCGTACTTCAAAAGCAAATACGCTCCGCTCGAATCTATCCTTCCCGCTATCAAAGGACCGCTCAAAGAATCAGGACTCGTCTTTTTCCAAGCTCCGACATGGGTAGGAGAGAACAGCCCCGCACTCGCTACCACCCTCATAGACATCGAAAGCGGTGAAAAGATAGAAACTATCTCGCCACTAATTCTTGCAAAACAAGACCCGCAGGGAATGGGAAGCGCGATTACTTACATGCGACGTTACGCTCTCGTGTCGATCCTCGGACTCAACTGCGACGAGGACGACGACGGCAACGCAGCAAGCAAGCCAAAAGCCACTCCCGTCATAGAACGCAACGACGAGCCGTTCCCGAGCGAATCTACGGTACAGCTCGGCGAACAAATTAAAAAGCCCTCTAACCGAAGAATCTAATGGATAGAAAAGAACCCGTATTCGTGGACGGAATGGTATTCCAAGACCCGCACGAAAAAGCCCCCGCGTTCGTAAAGTTCGAACTCGTAGTGAATCCTCAAAAACTCGCGGACTTCATGCGCGACAATATGGATCACACGACCCCCAAAGGCTGGATGAAATTCGTCGCCAAGGAATCGAGAAAAGGCGGCATCTACTTCGAGCTCGACACATGGAAGCCGAAACCTAAAACCGAAGCCCCCGAGACGACCGTGACGAGCGTACAGCCCGACGGAAGCGATCCGATAGATACAAATCAAATACCTTTCTAAATATGAAAGACCCCGCACTACTCTGGTACTTCAACGACTGGATAGGCGGCACGCAACTGCTCAACAGGCATCAGAAAGGATGCTACATAGACCTTCTCGCAGCCGAATTTAATAACGGCCCATTATCGTTAGAGGAAATTAAAAACTTACTTGGAGCAGACTTCGCCCAATGGCAAGTGCTCCAAAAGAAATTCTCCTTTATGGATGGACGGTATTACAACAAGCGCTTAGAGGAAGAAAAAGAGAGACGCGCCAACTATACCGCTTCTCGAAGACAAAACGCCAAGCATATGCATAAGCATATGGAAACTATAAATGAAACTGAAAATGAAACTAGGAATGAAATACCCGAACTCATCAAAGCCTTCGAAGCAATAAACCCTGCGTGCAAGAAGTTTTACGGCAACACCACCCAGCGCACCGCCTGCCAGAACCTCATCGACGCCTACACATTCGATCGGGTTAAGTCAATCATCGAACTGACATTGCCGAAAACAAATAAAATTCCGTACTTTCCGGTCATAACGACTCCCGTGCAGCTCCGCGACAAATGGGCGTCCCTCGAAGCCCAGATTATAAAAGCTAATACGAAAGCCATCCTGGACAAAGACAAGAACGGGGTGGCTTTCTGGTGATATGGCAAAACATTTCAAGGTTATTTACGGATTCGGCCCTAACGACTACGTTTCCATCGACGAGAACGACCTAGTGAAAGCACAAGTCATGTTCATGGAAGGGAAAGGCCGCGCTCAGTTCGGAGACACGGCCATCCGAGGGCAAGACATAATCCGCATCGTCCCTGATTGGCACGCGCACTTCGGCTGGAACAAGGGCTACAAGATGCTTCCCGAAGATGACGAGTACGTAGAACCACTGGAAAAGCCCTACAAGATGATGATCGCGGGAACGAAAGAAATCGCAAAGTTCATAGTGGAAAACAAGCGGTATGACTTGTTGGAAGCCCCGCTTGCCGAGCAGAAACTGTGCCTACCTAAAAGGGAATCTTTGCCCTTGGAACTGAACGACCGTCGGAATGAATTAGTAAAACAATTTACAGGAAAATGAAAGGAATAATCGCACGACACGGGTATAAAGCGAAGCGAGATTTTTCCAAAAGGATACTAAATCTTAAGAGAAAACCTAAAAGATTTTGCTTAACTTGCGGGATTGAACTAATTGGCTACCACGGAAATGCTTTGAGGTGCGGTAGTGAGAGAAAGAAAGCTGGGTGCGCTTTTGAGGAATACTGCAAAAGAAACAAAGCCTGGAAAAAGAAGACAAAAGTTTGGCTCAAAAGAAACCCTGAAAAAAGAAAAATATACGAACATAGATATTATCTTAAAAAGAAATTACTTCTAGCCTAACTAAGTAACCATTATGAAAGACTGGTCGGATATAAAAACAAAAGAGCAACTGAAAAAGCGATATGCCTCATACTTGCCGTCGCTTATGAAAATTGCAAATCGTTGCGGGTATGCTTTATCTTTGCATGGCTCAATGACGAGAGATTTAGACTTAATTGCTGCTCCATGGGTTAAAAATGCTATGGCACCAGAAAGTCTAGTTATAACACTAGAAAAATCTCTCCTCGGATATTCTCGCATGCGTTCATACTGGAAAAATCACGGAGATAGAGATAGTAAACCGCATGGCAGGAGAGCCTATATTATTCCTTTCGCAATTCTAGCCGATGATTTTGAAGTGAAAAACTGGCGCATGGGAATTATAGATTTATCGGTTATGCCAAGAAAGTAGCCCCCCTCCCTTACTAACAACGTGCGATTCATTGAAAACACCATGAGAAAAATAACAATCACTAAAAAAGACCTCGATAAAGATAATTACTACAAAGAAGACGGTATCGGCACATATTCCGAGTATGAGAACGTTTCAGTCGAGATTGAGTCTAACCTGGGCTGGGTGCGCTTTAAAAATGGCATTTATGTGAAAGGGTCGGTGACGGCACTCGCTGGCTCGGGCATCGAGGCTGGCTGGGGCATCAAGGCTGGCTGGGGCATCGAGGCTGGCTCGGGCATCAAGGCTGGCTCGGGCATCGAGGCTGGCTCGGGCATCGAGGCTGGCTCGGGCATCGAGGCTGGCGAGGGCATCGAGGCTGGCTCGGGCATCGAGGCTGGCGAGGGCATCAAGGCTGGCTGGGGCATCAAGGCTGGCTGGGGCATCGAGGCTGGCGAGGGCATCAAGGCTGGCTGGGGCATCGAGGCTGGCGAGGGCATCAAGGCTGGCTGGGGCATCGAGGCTGGCTCGGGCATCACGTCGCTCCATTCCTACATCAAATCGAAACTTGCAATTACATTCAATGCTAAATGCACTCTCTCCGCAGGTATCTTCTCGATATCAGGCGAGCAGGAAATCGAGGCGCAGGAAATCGAAGGTGGCAAAGTAATCTACGGCAAAGTAAAATTTCTTCCGAAAGAAGAAAAGATTAAAACTCCGTCACTCAAAGGCAAAGAGGTCGAAGTGAAGCTCGACGGCGTGACTTATAAGGCAATTATTCAGTAGCCATGCCTAACAAACTCTCAGACTGGAAGTGGTGCGTAGATTACTCAAATTCTGTAGGGCAGAAAGATGCAAAAATTCCGCCTATTTTCTTTGAAACAAGAGAAGACGCACGGGACTATGCTTATCACTATCTTCCCGAGGGTGGCCGTGTAGTCCAAGTGATTATTAAGGAGAAACGGAAGAAGTAGATCGTGAAAAACTTTATTGTTGAAGCAGTTATTTTTTGCGGAATGTCACTTATAGTCGGATGTTTTGTTTTTGGATTGATGAGCGGATTGGTCTACTTAGTACACATCATTTTCTAACCCCATGAAGCAATCACTTAGGTCGAGATTAGCCGCCCGCTTAAAAGAAGTAGGCGGCTGGTGCCACAAAGGTGCAATCGAGCGGCGAGCGCAGGAATGGGGTTTTATGGGCGACACAACGGCTCGTAGGCTCCGCGAAATGGAAAGCGGACAGCTCTCGAACGGAAAAACCTGCCCGCGCATTCTTGAGAAGAAAGAAATGAACGGCTCTGTTTGGTATCGCTATAAAAAACAAGAAAAAGTTATCAGTACCTACCAGAGAGTAGGGGATAAGGTGGTCGAAGTAAAACAAGAAACATTATGCTAAAGATCATACTTCCAGCGCAGATAAACCCGCCGAGGCTCCGTAAGGACGGATCGGCAAGCGTCGTGTTCGATACGAGGGAGCTGTCATCAGAAGAAATCTTTACGATTATGACCTTGCGCCATGTTGAGGGTTGGCTTACTTTCTCGCCGAATCCCGACGACGTAGAGATACCAGAAGAACGCGCCGAACTGGATGAAAAAAGCCCGTCAGAACGTCTCAGAAACGTTCTTTTTGTTTGGTTTCGTCAAGAGACAGAAGCGGGGCGATTTACTGGACTGTTCGAGACGTTTCGGCGCGAGAAAATGGAATCGATTATCGAAGGAGTAAAAAAGAAACTTACTAATTAACTATTAAATATATGAAAATTTTTATTGGGTGGATAACAATTCAATTAATTATTATAGGCGTCATTCAGTTTAATATAGCGAACGATATTTCAAGAGGAAGATTTCAATGTCCTGCGCCGAGCAATGCCTCAACTTTCACGGCAACTATTGACGGAGCTTTTCTACCTTTAGCAGCTTTCCTACCGAGCGATCCTGAAATTAATAATTACTGCAACCCGCCCTCCCCTAAATAGAAAGAAACAAATGAAAAAGAAAAACTGCGAAAAATGGTTCAGTACACATTCGTGGGGGAAATGGAAGATTAAAAGACCAGAAGTGTTCTTCCAGCTTATCCCTGCTGGTATTAAAAAAATCGTGAAGATCGTCCAATCCCGTAGATGCGAAGAATGTGGTTATACACAGACAGACAATACACAAAGCCTTTAGCCCCTTAACAACAAAACAAATGAATCGGCCCAGCTGCCTGTTCTGTAAAAATACCCTGTTCAAAGGCTCACGCTACTGCAACTCGATCTGCAAGAACGCCGATTATAAGACCATTTACACCTATGACAAAAAACACAAAAGCGTACATAAAAGCCAACCTGCCGTACTACGGCGCGATCGGGCCGAGCAAGAAGCGGTATAAAGGCATAAAAGGGAAAGCATGGGACATACTCTCCGACTATGTGCGCTGCCGTGATTTCTACAGGTTCAAAGGCGAGTGCGTATCGAGCGGGGCGCGGCTCAATCATTGGCGGGACGGGGATGCTGGGCATTACATAAGCATGGCGGGACACGGCGCATATCTCGGATTCCTGCCCGAAAACATCCACCTACAGGGTAAGAATGAAAACCAGATAGGCTCGATGGACACGGGCGCGAGGTTCAGAGACACGCTGTTCAAACGATACGGCGAGGCATTGCTCGCAAACCTAGAACTCGGAAAGCAAAAAACGGTAAAGGCAGACGACTGGTATTTCATTCAGGTCATCGAGCGGATGTTCAAACTGTTCCAGCAACTTAAAAAAGAGTTTCCTAACGCCGACTTTCCGAAGTACATATGAAAAAATGCTGCCTTAAAAATCTAGACAAAGCCAAACGAATCGGCCGCGCATACTATGTGTGTCCGAAGTGCAAGAAGGATGTTTCTCTGGCCTATATTCTTTACCAGCTAGCTCTATCCGAGGACGAGAAAAACTAACGCTATGAACGAAGAAATAAAATCAGGTAGTAATTGTTGTGGCTATAACTGTATTCATGTAAAAGGACGATGCAAAAAATGTGGAATTTCAAAAACACAGCATGGAGGCAGAAGTAGTCATGTTTTTATCGAAAGAGACGAGGATAAAAATGAGACACATTAAATCCTGCCGCTCGGGAGAAATCATCTGCGACAAAGGCGGAAACAAGGCTCTAGTCCACGGCAGGCTCGGGCCTTTAATTTTTCGCAGCGACTTCTACATGTTCACCATTGCCCACTATCGCCCCATGACTTGGATGGAAGCGGAAAAAGAAGGATGGAAAATCCTCACCAAAGACGGCAAAGAGCCTATCCCCAAGAAAGAGATTGAACGCTTATTAGGTAACGTAAAGATAACAAAATGAAAACAAAAACAAACTCTAGGCTGCATTACTGGCAGCAAAAAGCCAAGAGTGGAACAGAAAAGTGTAGATGCGGCGAGACTAGAAATCTCAACGTAGACCATGTTGTTCCCGTTGCTATTCTTACTCAATTCATGCTCGATCAAAGGTACGTTCTCTACGAAATGGATGAAAACTTTGAAATCCTATGCCGGTATTGCAATAGCATGAAAGCTGACAGAATTGACCCGCGCAATCCAAAAACATACGAAATTCTAGAAAAAGTTATTAGAGATGCTAAAAATTATTATTTAATATGACATTCAATCCTCGTAACTGGTCGGTAAGAGAAGCAATCCAGAAAAGGGTACAAATTGAAGATTTAGCTCAATGGGGAAAGAGCAGGAATCAGCCCCAACGCCCCGCAGTGAAGCCTGTAGCCTCTCTCAAGCCGAACGTAGGGCTGCTTATATTATTTAAGAACTTCGTGTATCAATTCAGACCATAAATTTATGACATTACTCGATTTCATGCGTGATACGAATAATTGGCGCGCCCCCGAATTTACGAAAATTATGGCTCAATTCGGTTGGAAATCTAAAAATCAAGTATTCCGAGAACTCAAAAAACTTCAAAAGTTGGGATTTCTCGACGAGCGTTACAAACCAATTCAAGTCGGAAAAGGAAGCGCGGGAATACATTAAAAGTTATAAGAGGCATTTGTAATGGAAAAAATAATCAAAAAAGCAATCGAGGGAGGGTTTGAAAAAGACGGTCTCGACCCCATGTATTTTAACGAAGTAAATGACTGTTGCAGGGCTATTACACTCGACCCTCTCTTCTGGCAGGCTCTCGGAAAGCAGTGTGGGTGGCAATATGGAAGGTATTTAAAAAGAAAATCTTTTGTAGGGAGTAAAAAAGTTGAGGTAGAGAGTTTGGATAATGTTCCGATACGTTTCCACGAGATTAACCTAACCGAAGGCTGGGAAGCAGCCGTTAAATATCTCTCCGAGGTTACGAAATGAAAATACTAGTGGCGTGCGAAGAAAGCCAAGCCGTTTGCAAGGCATTCCGAACGAAAGGTCACGAGGCATATTCTTGCGACATTCTGCCTTGTAGCGGAGGACACCCCGAATGGCATATCCAAGGCGATGTGCTAGAACAGCTCGACAAGGGCTGGGACATGATGATAGCCCATCCCCCATGCACCGACCTTGCCGTTTCTGGAGCGAGACATTTCAAAAGAAAGATTGCGGACGGAAGCCAGCAACGCGCCCTTGATTTCGTACAGAAACTCATGGATGCGCCTATTCCGAGAATTGCCGTTGAAAATCCCGTAAGCATAATATCGAGCAAAATCAGAAAACCAGATCAAATAATTCAGCCGTATATGTTCGGAGATGAAGCAAGAAAAACGACATGCCTATGGTTGAAAGGACTTCCTTTATTAAAACCGACGAAAATAGTCGGACAGGGAGAAATTGTGATAATGGGCGACGGAAAGAAATATCCAAAATGGTCGCATGATGCCGTTGGCAAAGATGGAAAAAAACTTTCCTACAATTCACAAGAGATTAAAACCTTGAGAAGCAAAACATTCCCAGGTATAGCTAGCGCAATGGCAGAGCAATGGGGAAGTATTACAAATTAAATAGTAACCCATGTCCAACACCGAACCGAAAAAAGAAATAAATATGTGCGATGGGTGCCAAAGAGGATTGCCGCTCGACGAGTATGGCAATCATAAAAGCCCTGTAAAATACGATCTTATCGGCTGTACCAAAGAGCGGCATCAGGTAGAGAAGAAGTATAATTTCGAATGTAAGGGGAAAAATGGAAAATACGACCCAAACGCTGGTAGCTATTTTAAACAACGCGATGGTATATGCACACAATGCGGACGAGATTACGCAGAATGTGTAAAAACACGCACTCCCTCTCATCCGCAAAAGCAAGCGGAGGAAATCCGCCTCTGCCCGAAATGCAACACCATGAAGCGTTTTACTGGCGAAGCCTGCGCACGATGTGACAAAGCGGAGGAATGGGCGAAAAAAATAGTGGAAGCATGGCATGAGTATCTGAAAGAAATGCGTGCATTAGTTCGAGGCAAAGACGACATATCCAAAGCAATAGACTACTGGATTCAGTGTCAGGGTGTACCGCCTAAATTCATTTTATCCCTCTTAGAATCCGCCAAAGAAGCAGGGTATGCAGAGGGAAAGAAAGATTGGAAAAGAATCGGGGAAGGTAGAGAAAACGATGCTATCGAGCATGGAAAAAAAGTTGGTCGCGCCGAAGAACGCTCTCGCTGTATTGCGCTCGCAGAAAAACAAGCGGTTCACCCCGACGACTGTTCCAATATAAGGGTCGTTCCGCTCAATTCCTTTATCACTAAAATCAAAGAAGAAGATGGAAAATAAAATAGATGATCGAGTAGAGTTTATTGCGTATGCTCAAAAACTCGCTCTAGATGGATACGTTCCAAGCGTCACGTTTTGGGAAATGCTCGCCGACTGGTTCCTCTCCAAGCGCGCCGCCGAGCTGCGGGAGATAGAGAGCGAGATTGAGAAAGAGTTTTATAGAAACATTCCAGACGACGATGGAAACAACGAGCAGTTCATAATGAAAAAATCAGTCCTCTCCTTACTCGCCTCGCGGATGAAGTAGCATATGAGACCATCAGATTGGATTAATAAAAGAATGCTTGAGTTTTCTAATTTCTCGGGTCTTTCAAGTGAAGCATTCCGCGAGCAAGCCATCATTGCCTACCTCGACGAAGAATACGAGAAAGGCGAACCCCGCAGAAACTGCATTTATGAACACGATACTTTCTGCAAATCAGCAACACAAATAACTAAAAGTGCATATAGTTACTCTTCTCATCATAAAAAGTAACTAACTCTCCCAAAGATCGTTCCCCGGACGGTCTTTTTTAGTAGGTAAATAAGAAATTACATATTGCTTATGAAAGATCAATCACCCGAATATAAAAAGGGGTACCAGTCTGCGATGCGGCACATGAGGGATATACGAAATATGTACTCAAAACAAGCTATCAGGCAGAAGCAAAACCTATCTCACAAAATACGCCATGTATTGCTAAAGAATCAAGCCGCGCCTGAAATAATAAATGAAATAAAAAAAATAACCTCCGAATAATTTTTCCGCTTATTAACAATTGGGTTACGATAAAAACCCTTGTAAATACATAATATAAATATGTTCAGCGAGAATGACTTGCAAAATCTCCTTAAACTCATCAACTTGGCTCCAATCAAAGGTTCCGACGCTCCGGGCGTAGTCCTTCTTCAGCAGAAAATTATAAGTCTAATCAAAAATGCGAATGAAAACAAAACCGCAGGGAAAGGGGATAGTGAAAGCGCTGGGCCAGAAGTCGACATCGGGGAACTTCAAGAAAATCGAGGCAGCTAAAGGCAAAGGGGCGGCGATCGGAGCCCTGCAGAACAAACTTGCCAAACGCCGCGGCGAGAAAATTCCTTATCCAGGTAAAAAATAACCTTGCAAATGGATGAACGGGTAGACATCACCAGCCCCATATTCAAAATCAAACCCACGCTCAAGTTCTCCGAAACAATGGGTGTCAGCCCTCATTTCTGGGAAAACATGTGGTTCAGGTACAAATACCAGGGCTACACCCCGCGCGATCTCAAGGAATGGTTCGAACTAAAGGCTGGAAAACCCATAAGCAGAAAGACTATTTACAGGTGGATACTTCGGCAGGAACTCTACGACGACGCTCATTTGGCCGTAAAGCGCGGCGCACAGATAGTAACGATAAGCTACTTCAAAAGGCATAAGAACGTAGTAACCAACCGACAATATCTAGACGAGCTTTTGGATAAGGCCATAGACACCCAATGGGACAGACTCAACAATAAGCAACTATGAATTACGAACTAGCCCTAAAACTGAAAGAAGCTGGATTTCCACAGGAAGGAAAAAATGGGTACTGGATAAATTCTGCTGGCGTTACATCGAGCATAAAGAAAGAGGCCCCTTATGTACCCACTCTGTCCGAACTCATAGAGGCCTGCGGAAGCCAATTCCTCATGCTTCGGAGGGGTCTAGGAGATAAACCAAATCATATAATTGATAAGAAAGAAGGTGCGTGGATGTGCGAGTGCGCCGCGTGGGATAGACCTAGGTTTTTAGGCGATACTCCTGAAGAAGCAGTAGCGAATCTTTGGCTTTCATTGAATAAGAAGTAAGTTATGGAAGAAGAAATAGATACAACTAATGATTCTGGTTTTCAGAAAGAAAACAGTCATCCATCGGATACAAAGCCTTGGTTATTCAAAAAAGGACAATCGGGCAATCCAAGCGGAAGACCAAAAGGTAGCAAATCTCTGAAGCAGTATGCAAAAGAGATGCTTGCTTCCATGACTGACGAGGAACGCCAAGATTTTCTGCATGGTTTGCCGAAAGAAGTCATTTGGAAAATGGCTGAAGACAACCCAAAGCAAGGTACTGATGTTACTTCAGGAGGTGAGAAGATTCAGGGGGTGATAATGCTCCCTAGAAAAGATGATAATACACTGGCAACCACAACCGAAACAGATTCTAGCCCTAGCTAGCGACGCAGATGAAATCCTCTACGGAGGAGCTAGGGGAGGGGGAAAGACTGATACTGGACAGGCATGGCTTTTGTACGATAAGGATAATCCACGCTATAGGGCATTGGTAATTCGCAGGAACGCAGAGGACTTAAAAGACTGGGTAGATCGTGCCGGGTATATGTTTGGGCCAACACGGGCAAAGATAACAGGTAACCCAGCCGAGATAGAATGGCCGAGCGGAGCAAAAGCTCGTACTGGTCATTTGAAAGATGAAAATGCTTTTACTAAATACCAAGGCCATGAGTATCAAAAGATGCTCATTGAGGAGCTTTCGCATATTCCACGAGAAAAAGACTATTTGAAACTGACCGCATCGTGTCGTTCTACTGTAGATGGAATAAAATCCCAAGTATTTGCAACAACAAACCCTGACGATCCTGGTATGGAATGGATCAAGGAGCGTTGGGATATACCAGATGAGCCTGACAACGATAAAGTTTACGTGTCTTATAAGGAAGTTGATGTACTTACTGCTGACGGGAAAATAGAGAGACGCAAGCGAAAGCTTGTTTTTATACCAGCAAAAATTGAAGACAATCCTATTTTGATTCAAAAAGACCCAAATTACCTAACGTTTTTGGAGCTTTTAAAGCATTCTGATCCCAATCTATACGATGCTTGGAGAAATGGGAGTTGGAAAGGATTTGGTAAAGAAGGAGCGTATTATCGAGACGCGTTGCTACTTGCAGAATCGCAAGGGCGAGTTGTGGAAGGTCTGTATGATCCTGTCCTGCCTGTTTATACATGGTGCGACCTTGGAATATCAGACAGTTTTTCGATAGGTTATTTCCAAGTTTCTATGAATCAATGGAGAATGATTGACTACGATGAGTTTGAAGGCGAATCTTTGGGCGAAGCAATCAACCGCATGAGGCGTAAGGGCTTCACTTATGCAGAACACTATGCGCCTCACGATATCGAGGTTAGGGAATTGGGTAGCGGAAAGACACGTTATGAGATAGCACAGAATAACGGAGTTGACTACAAGATAGTACCTATAGCTGATGTGGCAGACGGCATAAACGCTGTCAAAATGCGCCTTGCTCAAGTGTGGTTTGATAAGGAAAAGACAAAAGAATTTAGGAAAAAACTAGCTAAATATCATAAGGAATTTGACGAAAAACGCGGCATTTGGAAAGACAGGCCATACCACGATGCAAATTCCCATGCTGCCGATATGATGCGTTATTGGGCCATGACGAACGTAATGCCAAACATAGACCCACATTTTGCTCAACGGGTGTCCCAAAACAGAATGCGCAATCCTTCGATGAAATAGGATATATGCGTGGACAATTCTAAGGATAACGTCAATCAGACGATTTTTGGCACGATTCGCCAGGAGATAGACGACTTCGTGAACAACTATATCGAAGTCGTCCCCGGATTCAACTTCAACCAGTACGAGACGATTAAGCGCTGCCACCTGTATTTGAACTCGCGTTATTACGATCAGAGCCTTTTCTCGGGCAGGGAAAAGATATTCTTCAACGTGTCCAAGTTCCGCAAGGACGCGGCGGTTAAGATGATTGACATCGACACCAAAGACGTTCGGGTCTTTCCAAACAATCCTAAAAGCGAATGGGCAACGTTCTTTTTCGAGCAGGAACTCAAGCTGTGGATGAAGCGCAACAACATGGCGCAGACGCTCAACAGCCTCGCTGACGAGGTTTGCACGTACGGCTCGGTGCTTCTCAAAAAGACCAAGAAAGGCGCGCAGAATCAGGATTTGCGCAGAGTATTCCTCGATCCTACCGTCCGGTGGGCGAAAGACTCCCGCTTTATTACGATCAAGCATTACATGACACCGACCGAGCTTCGCAAGAAAGGCAAGGAGAACGGCTGGGACAAGAACGCGATCGAGTCAATCATTGCCAAGAAGAAAAACAGCAAGTCGTTCGCTCCGCAGTCCTATGAAAACTACGGCGTGAAGAATCCGATCATTTCAACCCCGTATATCGAGGTCTATGAACGCTACGGAGAGCTTGACGCTGGATTTTTCGACAAAGATGGCGATCCGATCCGCGCGCTCGCAATCGTCGCAGAACCGTTCCTTTTGGGACGCGACACGGCAAGCGGCGCGACGTGGGACGAGGGCAATGTTCTTTTCAAGGGCGAATGGATAGGGGAATGGCCGTTCAAGGACTTCCACTACAGCCAGACGCGCGGACGTTGGCTCGGCATCGGCGTGCTTGAAGAAATGTTCCCGTTGCAGGAACGCTTCAACGAAATGGCGAACCAGAAGCGCATTGCGATGGAACTTTCCTCGATGCACATCTTTCAGACGGCAGACGCTACTGTCGTTGACAACATACTCACCGATCTTATGTCGGGCGACATCATCAAGACCAAAACCGACGGGGGACTTAAGCCTCTAGTCAACGAAGAACGCAACATGCAGGCATTCGTCGAAGAAGACAAGGTATATAACACGCTTGCCGACAAAGTTTCCGCGGTCAACGACACTATTTCAGGACAGCAGTTGCCTACCTCGACGCCTGCGACCAACGCCGCTATCGCCAATACCAACTCGACGGGATTCTTCAAATTCAAGCGTCAGAACTTCGCTATCTTCCTACGGGAGTTTTTCGAAGAGTTCGTGCTCCCGCAGGTTGAGAAAGAAATCTCCAACGAGCACATTTTGCGCTTTATGGGCGACATAGACTCCATTCAGAAGCTCGACGAGGCGCATGTGACAGTTTTGACCAATGAAGCGGTCATTAACTACGTCTTGGAAAAAGGCGTCGTTCCTCTGCCGGACGAAGTGCAAATGCTCCGTCAGAAAGTCATGCAGGATATGAAGCGAAAAGGCAAAAACCGCTTCGTTTCCATGGCAAAGGATTTTTACCACGATTTGGATCAAGAGTTCGACATTGTCATAGACGAAGAGTCCCAGCCTATCGCCACCCTCGCAAACAACACGTTCCAACTGCTTACGGCCATCGGTCAGAACCCGCAGTTGCTCGAAAACCCGATCGCCAAAGCCCTTATTTACGACTGGGCGCAGAAAGTAGGCATCTCTCCAGTCAAACTCGAACTTGCCGAAGCCCAGCAATCGTCGCAACAGCAAGCGCAGCCCCAGCAGGCTCCGCAACAGCCTTCACCGATGCAAATGAAACCGCAACCGAATGGACAACCAGCCTAAACCAGACCTAAATAAATTTTTCAAAGACCCGGAGTTCCACTTCGTCTTAGAAATGCTGTCCCAAAATACCAAAGGCATTGAGGACATAAATACAATAGACATAACTCAAAGCGCGGAAACGGTAAAGGCGGTCGTCGCAGGACGTCAGGAAACTTTGAGACTCGTTGAAAATTTCAAAAGCGACATCGAAACGTACAAATCCAAAACCATTAACAGCGATAAAACACAATCATTCAAATGAGCGTATCACGCAAATCCGCACCGGGAATGAAATATATGGGAGCTTCCGACTACCAGAAAGAGGAAGATTTCGAAATGACAGAACAGGATTATCTCGAAGACAAGCGTGCTTGTCAGAATCGAACGGGATATGATCCGGTACCCGACAGCGTTCTTGAACAGAAAGCGGTCGACGAAAAGTTACCAATGGGCTCTCAATCCTACTAATATGGAAAAACAGTACAAAGACTCAACTACTTCCGACAGCGCGGGCTACAAGGCAAATACCCCGATCGGCAATTACGAACAGTCCCCAGAACTCGGAAAAGAATACGGACAGATCAATATGGCATACCCCGTAGCCTCCGTTCCGACTCCCGACAATTCGAAGCGCAAGACCGACAGTTCGCAGCTACCAGCTAATCAGGACTCTCCGGCTCCGGTCGGCAACTCCTCTTGCTAGATATGGAAACACCGAACGCATGGCAAGCGCGCGACAAGGCGCGCGAAGATTCGAATGACTATTACCAGAAGAACGGGCCCGTTCCGATGAGCGGCTACGATTCAGGCGAAGTCAACGAATACAACGGCAAAATGTCCACACTTTCCGAACAGGGCGAAAGCAATGTCGACGGAGACTGCGACATGAAGGGCATCAAATCCGAGGACAGCATGAACGGCTATCTTGCAGAGAATAACCCTGCCTACAAAGAAGCGAAGAACAAATAATTCTGCGGTTAGTCTACCCTCCAAAAGGACATTTATTCAAGTAACCATCTTATAAAATGGAAGATACAAAAACCGAGAACACGGACTCTGAAATCGTGACCGACGCACCTGCGGATACGGGTGAAGTGACTCTTACTGTCGACGACTACAACGCGGTCGTCGCAGAACGTGACGCGGAGAAGGCAAAAAACGCAAAGCTCTATGCCCGTCTCAAGAAATCAGAAACGTCGAAGCCCTTGGAGAAAGCTCCGACAACCACCCAATCTCCCGAAGTTTCTCAGGAACTCGCCCGACTCAAGCTCAAAGTTGACTACGATATCAAAGACCCGGACGCTATCGACTTCATTATGAAGAACGGCGGCGAGGAAGCTTTGAAAAACCCTTTCATAAAACAGACGATCGATAACATGCTTACTCAGAAAAAGACCGAACAGGCCCAAGTTTCAGAGGAAAGTCAGAAATCGGACTTCGAACGAAAGGTTACCGTAGAGCAGATGAAGAACATGTCGGTTGAGGAACTGGAGAAAGCCCTGCCCCACGCATAGGAATCTTTACAATTAAACCCTATCGTGCGGCTCAATTATGGCTGCACAATCCACAACCACTACTCTGTCACAGCAGATGTCCATCTTCTATGACAAGGTGTTCCTTGAGCGCGCAATGCTCGCGCTCCGTTACGACTACGGCGCTACGAAGAAGACCATGCCCCTCAATTCGGGCAAGACGATCTACTTCAACCGCATGACCCCGCTTCCTGTTCAGACGACCGCTCTGACGGAAGGCACGACCCCGACCGCCATCTCGATGTCCTCGACGATCGTTTCGGCTACCGTCGCTCAGTACGGCACCTATACGGCGGTTTCCGACATGTTCGCGCTTACGTCCATCGACGTCGGCCTCAAGGAGCATGTTTCGGTCATGGCCCAGAACGCAGGCGAAACGATCGACACGCTCATTGCAGCAGAACTCTCGGCTAACGCCACGGTTCAGCTCGCAGGCGGCAAGTCGAACATCACCGCGATCGCTACCACCGACACGCTCTCGGGCGCTGAAATCCGCAAGGCTGTCCGCACGCTCAAGATCAACAAGGCCCGCATGTTCCCAGAAGGCATGTTCCGCTCCATCGTTCCGGCAGCTGCCGCGTACGATCTTCGCGGAAACACCGAATGGCAGAACTCCCTGATCTACACCGACGCTTCCGACTACAAAAAGGGCGTGCTCGGCTCGATCCACGGAGTACGGTTCGTTGAAACGAACAACCAGATCAGCGAATCTTCTACCACGACCGTGTACCACACCTACGTCTTCGGAGACGGCGCATACGCCATGCTCAACCTCGAAGGTCAGCCCGCACAGCGCATCTTCTACAAGATTCCTGGCGCGAACGACACTTCGAACCCGTTGAACCTCTACTCGACCGTAGGCTGGATGGCTTACTTCGTCGCAAAGATGCTCAATGCGAACTGGTGCATCGCGATCAAAACGGGCGTTACTGCTTAAACATTCCGCTTTTGAACAGATCGACCCCTCAAATAGAGGGGTCTTTTTGTATGCTTGAACCATATGATGACTACTAAAGAGTTCGAAGCGCAGTTACAGAAAGAGGTCGATCCGACTATCAATTTCAGGGAACACCCGGTCAATAAGGACATCGTAGGCATTTATTGGGGGGATATTTACACAGAAACCGCAATCCCTTCTCAGACTATCAAAGAAGAGCGGGAATCAACGTATACAGACCTGTTCGGTTATCCTCACAGAGGCTCTATTGAGGCGAAAGCCCGCGTGGAAATGTTCATTACGCGATTCAATACCGAAGAAGAGTTTAGAAAGGACGTACTTGGAATAGATGACTAGAGTTTTATTCCAAAACCGTAAGAAATCCTATTGGCAAGGCGGTGATTACATCCAAATGGAGAAAACCGCCGAGGCTTTGCGCAAACTCGGCTTGGAAGTAGACATATCTGAGGAGTCGGTAGTAAGCCCCGATACGATTCAGAACTACGATTTGGTGCATTTGTGGAATTTCTCGATGCCGTGGACGAAATACCAGCTTTGGGTGGCAAGGAAGCACAAAAAACCAGTCGTTTGCTCCATGATTTACCACGAAAGCGACCAGTTCATACCTTATGAGTTACAGCAGATCATGCTCAACGAACTTTCGGCCCAGATTTATCTCACGGAGAGCGAAAAAGATCGTGTCGCACGGCGTTTAAATCCTACGGGAAAGACCTATGTAGTGCCCAACGGGATAGACGAATCGTGGTTCGAAGACCTCGGAGTACCAAAAGAGGATATAGTCCTCACAGTGGGCCGCGTAGAGCATTCCAAAGGGCAATTGGCGGTTGCTCGGGCGTGCAGAATGCTTGAAATACCGTGCTACTGCGCGGGGGAGACAATGGACGAGTCATATGCAGAGGAAGTCAAAGCGAGCGGAGCAATCCTACTAGGCAAATTGGAGCCGAAAGAACTCATTAAATGGTACGCAAAAGCCAAAGTATTCGCTCTCGTAAGCAAAGCCGAGATTTTCCCGCTTACGGTCATGGAAGCGATGGCGCAGGACTGTCAGATAGTCCTTACCGAAACGAGCGAATGGAAGCCAGACGTCAACTATGCTCTTTACGGTGATGAAAACAGCATATTGAGCGCCATCGATACTGCCCGTCACGAGGCGAAGAATTATAAAAATTATGTTCGTCAGTTCACTTGGGAAAGGGTCGCAGAACAAATAAAAGAAATATATGAAAATATTAACGCCATTCCATAGAATTAAGTATAGAGTTCTGTCTAATCAATGGTCATATAGGTCTTTCCCTTCGGCTTGCAGAATTTGGTGGAAATTTGATGTTGAACCATGGTTAAGAAAGAAAGACTATATACATATACCCAACGGCAAGCACATTTATCATTATCGCTGGCAAAAACCAAAAATATGAATCCGCTAGACAATAAAATTCTCGAAAAGTTCAAAGTCAAATCGTGCCAGTCCGTGCGTCACCTTGAATACAAAGGGATAATGTACGCGATTTTCATCACCAATCGTTTCAGAAAGATCGGCTGGATAGCGGAAGTGAACGGAAAGTATTACGGCACCTTTTCAAAACTATCACTCAAGCAGAAAGACGACGCTATTGATTTCTATCTTGCTATGGACAAGAACGCGAAAGATAGCCTCGACAAACTCGTATGATTAAGAAAGGACAGATATACAAAGGAAATAGGAACAACACGCAGATTGAAATTTCCGGCAAGAAAGGCGGGAAATGGCAAGCTAAAGTTCTGACCATACGGCCAGGCGTCTATAACGGAAGCCACAGCTTTACAGAAAGGACTATCAAAAAGAACTTTACCTTATGCGAGTATCCGTAATTATTCCAGGCTACAGATACGAATTTATCGGGGAGACTATCAAATCTCTAGAAGAACAAACCGTACAGCCGCATGAAATTCTGTACGAGCATTCCAAAGACGTCGCTGCCAAGAAGATAAACAGGCTTGCCAAAATCGCCACAGGCGACGCAGTTATCGTATTATCCGACGACGACAAATTGGCTCCGACGTTCATAGAAAAGACATCGCAAGCAATGGACAAGGGGGCAGACATTGTCTACACGGACATGTTGAGATTCGGCGCGCTGAATCATGTTATTCCAGCGTCTCCGTGGACGTTTGAGAACTTCAAAATAAGCACCGTTCCGTGGATGACGTCGCTCATTCGAAAAGACATCTTCGACAAACTCGGAGGATGGGACGCAGACCAGGAATACCAGGACTACGATTTTTACTACAGATGCTTTAAGGCTGGTGCTCGGCATTGCCACATTCCCGAGCCTCTTTTCCTGTATCGCATACACGATAACAGCGGGTCTTTCAATATGAACCACGACCGCGCTCGGGCGAAATTAACCGATAAGCACCCAGAACTAATATGAAAAAAATAGCTCTTATAGGCACGGATTGGAACGTAAACGAAGACAGGAAGAAAAACAACAAATACGGAGGCGTCACATACTACAGGCTTGTAAAACCCCTGCTGGAACTCGACACTGACGAATACGAATTTGTCTATCACGGGGCAGATTTAATGCAAGAGGCAGAAAGCAAAGGAATCGTCGAATTTTGGGACGATTTCGTGTCCCGATACGACGCGTTCATCGTAAAGGCGATCGACAACGAAGAAGCGTGCTCCAATCTGCTTTTTTTTGTCAGAAAGTACGGCAAAAAGATAATCCTCGACTTAGACGACAACCTTTTCGAGGTAAAGCCAGACCAGCCAGCCTATAAATATTATGCTCCCGGAAAACCCAAGCGGGCGGTCGTCGCGACCCTGATTTCTTTCGTGGATGCTCTGTTCGTTTCTACACAGCCTCTCGCTGACTATTATAAAAACATAGTAAAGGAAATGTTCGGAACGGATTTAAAAGTATTCGTGCTTCCGAACTACAACGACGCATCGGATTTTAGCTTCGAACAGGCTAAAAAAGACCCTGAAAAAACAGTCATCGGCTGGGTCGGATCGACCACTCACTTCAACGATTTAAAAATAGTTCTGAAAGCAATGAACAGGCTCCTTAAAGAGTTTCCGAATCTCTATTTCGAACTCGTCGGAGGAATCACGCACGAGGATGCGCCAAAACTATTTTCCGACGTAGACGATTTTGTATTAGACAGGGTATTTTGCGGCAGCGGAACAGAATCATGGGACGGATACCCGAAATTCTTATCTACTCTTGCTTGGGACATTGGCATAGCTCCGCTGACGAACGACGAGTTCAATCGGGGCAAAAGTCATATTAAATGGCTTGAATATTCCATGTATAAGATTCCGACTGTCGCTTCAAGGGTGTATCCCTACCACATGCCAGTTTTAGGTACGGAAACGATCGTAGACGGCAAAACAGGCTACTTATGCGACGAAAAAGAATGGTACAGCAAACTCAAAAAGCTCGTTTTGAACAAGGAACTGCGCGAGGAAATAGGGAATAACGCTTACGAATACGTCAAAAATAACCTGCAGTACGATCCGCACAGGCATTTGTGGTTAGAAGCTCTGTCCCAAATTGTCTAGTGCCGTAGCCCGTTTTTCCATAATGGGCGCATGGTATTTTCAGACACGTCCACCCAGCAAGGAATCGTCCAAGAAATAGACTTTCTTTGCAATTCCGACGGCAATTCCTATCCGATTAACGACAAGACCAGAAACGTCAACCGCGCCTACGACAAGGTCGTATCGCGCATTTTCGAGGCAGACGGACGCTGGGAGTTTGACGACCAGAATGCGACCGATCTTCCGATCGCTACGACCGACCTCATCGCAAACCAGCAGGACTACTCGTTCGATTCTAATTTTCTCATAGTCCAGCGCGTCGAAGTCCAAGACCAGAACGGAAACTGGACGGCGATGGCTCCGTTCTCCCAGGCAGACATCGTGCGGGGAGGCATACCGGGCTACATTCCCAGCCAGTCTTTGACTGATTTCCTCTCCCAGCCTGGCATTCCGCAGTATTACGACAAAGTTGCGAACTCGATCTTCCTGTACCCGAAGCCGAGTTATTCGCAATCGGCATCTCTGAAAGTTTATTTCCAGCGCAACGTAAATTATTTCGTTCCGACCGATACGACCAAGACTCCGGGCTTCGCAAATATGTTCCACCGCATTCTATCCATGGAGGCGGCTCTTGACTATGCTCGCGCGAAGAACCTCGACATAGGCCTGCCGCACGGAAAGATACCCAATTCATTCGTTTCCGAACTTCAGACCATGTACAGCGACCTTCAGGATTACTACTCCCGAAAGGCTAAAGACGAAAACCTCGGATTAAAAATAAGAAAGTGGAAGTGGTCATGACGACTTCTTGGCAATACCAATACAAAAATCCGATTGACTATCTTCTTTGCGAAAACGGAGACTTTCTTGCGCAGGAAGACGGGACATCATTACTAGTACTAGAACAGTCCGGCTCTGGCACGTCGATTTGGACTGATCAAACGAAAAACTGACATGAGTAACAAGAAAATCACAGACCTAACGAACTATGCGACGCCCGTATCATCGGACGTTCTTCCGATCGTTGACGTATCGAATACCACTACAAAAAAGGTTACGATGTCTAACCTTTTCAACATTCTTTCTAGCCTGTTCACGGTCAAAGATTCGTCAGATACGACTAAGAAATTTGCAATCAACGCTTCGGGCATTACGACCGCTACAACCCGCACAATGACCGTTCCCGATGCTGATTTTACGCCTGTCGGCACGACGCTTACGCAGACAATGACGAACAAGTCGCTTAGCACAGGTACGAAGATAAACACTTCGGGTTCCGACGCGACTGGATCGCTCTATTACCGCGCAAGCGATGGTTCTTTGACTGCGCTCGCACCGGGAGCAGCTGGAACCATTCTTGATATCTCCGCAGGAGGTCTACCCGAGTTTATTCCTAATCCTTCGGCAGCCAACGCCTCTACGACTGTCAAAGGCGTAAGCCAAGAGGCAACGCAAGCACAGACAATAGCGCGCACCCAAGCAGGTTCAACTGGGGCAGACTTGTTTGTAAATCCTGCAACGCTTACCACGGTTCAGACCTATGACTACGTAGCGGACACGGGCTCGTCGACCGCTTACGCGATCGCGCCGACTCCAGCGATCACCGCATATGCGACTGGGCAGGTGTTTCGCTTCAAGGCAATCAACGCTAACACTACAGCAACTCCGACGCTTGCGGTATCGGGTCTCGCGTCTCCGAAAACGATCGTAAAAAACGGCGCTACAGCGCTTGCAATAGGCGACATTGCTGCCAACTCGATAGTCGAAGTCATGTACAACGGAACGGCATTCGAACTTCAGACGCCCTCGGCAAATTCGAACTCATTTTCTGGTATGTTTAAAAGTGGAACAACTACGAAGAACTCTGCCGACGCTTCAACTTCACAAACAATCGCTCACGGTTTAGGGGTAACGCCTAAATATGTCCGTTTGACCGCCCAAGCTAGTACTGTCACTTCTGCTGGTGCTCTTGCTACAACCGTATATAACGGAACGACACAAAGTTCGGTTTCTACATTCGGTGCGCCGAACAACGTAACGAGTTCTACAAACTTCGACATAAGTACTAACAATGCGTCAGCTTCTGACTTCCAGCGCGGCGTTGTAACCTTCGACGCGACGAACATCACGATTACTTGGACGAAGAACGGTTCTCCTACTGGAACGTTTAATATCCTCTGGGAAGCGCAGGCATAATGGCTCAATCCAATCCGATCACAATTCAAGGCTGGCCAAAAGGCGTAGGAGCATCTCCCTACGTCGGCTTTGGCAAGATGGTCGGAATGGACATATTCAGGAAGCCTGGGGTCATTCAGGCTGGGGTATCGCTAAACCAATGGGATTTAGGACATTCAAGCGGATACATAACATCACGTCCAACTGTTGAAGTTACAGATTCTTCGGGTAATCTTTTTACTGGATTTTCCGACGGAACAATTAAATATGGTTCGTTCACCATCGCTACAACTGGAAAAGTTATACATGACATGGTGATTGTAAACGACTATCTTGTCATTTCTAAATCAGATACGGAATTGTCTCTCTATGGCCCGATTTCAGGCGCGGCTTCGTTTACCCTTTCGTGGAAAACAGGAATGGAACTCTCCACTAACGGATGGAAGAAAATGTTTGTAGGCCAAGATAATGTTATTTACATCGGCAATGAAACAAAACTTGCTTCTATTACTGGAATTGCAAGTTCAATAGGTAGTTGGACGCTCAATACTTCGTGTCTTTCGACAGGAATACCGCAGAGCAGAGTAATTCAGACGATTTGCGAAATCAACCGTTATGTTGCGATTATGACGACTGTTGGAAATGGTACTTACGGAAGCGCGGTTTTGTACTACATGGATCGAGGTCTTAAAGATACTCTTGGTACTTCATTCTTCCTCACTATCGGTGTTCCAATACCAGAACGGTTCATCAATCAAATGGTGAATCAAAACAACAGACTTCTATTCTTCGGTTGCGATACTGGAACAATCTATACATCGAATACCGTAACCTATTCTCCGATTGCGGTTATTCCTGGAAGATTGCAAGCACAGAATTATACGACATACGCGAATGCAGTAGCCATAATCAACAATGAGGTACTCTTTGGAATAGGCGGGTCATTCAACACAGCATTCGATACCGTTTACGGGGTTTATTCAATTCGTGGCAATTCACTAATCACGAAAAATACTATTTCGAGCGGTGAATATGGACAGACAACAAGCGTTGCCATCGGATTTATTTCTGCTTTTCCAAATGGAACATACCATGTCGGCTGGCAGACTGGACTTTCTACTTTCGGCATAGACCTTGCTGACTATAGAATTGGAGCCAACTACACTTGCTGGTTCGAATCACCATTGTACGAAACAGGCGAAGCATTGAAGCCCAGAACGTTCCAAACTGCTCAATTCAACTTCGGAAACAATCTCGTGTCGGGACAGGCATTGAAAATCTACTACCGCCAGTCCAGCAACGCTCCGTGGGTCTATTACGCTACCTACTCGTATTCGGGGACGACATTGACGATGACTTTCTGGGACGGAACGACATCCAGCCAAGTCCTTCCGAGCAATCAGTCGGGGTTCAATAGCTTCGCCTCCAAGTTTCCCGTTACTTTGACCACAAACGTACAGGTAAAGGTGCCTTTTGACACAGGAAACGCTCCCTACGGGTCGAATATTGAACTTCAGTCAATCATTCTCATATGAGCCTGCAAGATCAGATACAAAACGAAATACAGAACGTCGTTCCGCAAATGATAGAAGATTCTATTACGACACATACCCATAACGGCAGCGATTCTCCTAATATCCAAGGGCAGACGATAGTGAACGCCCCCCAGAATGCTATTACTACGGCATCGGTAGGTTCTTTGAGTTCCGGGGGAGCAGCGGTTTTATCCAACAGCGATTCGGTCATTCTGACGAACGCCCTTACTCGCATAGCCGAACTGGAGTCCCGTTTGCAGGCTCTCGGATTTCTGAATTAGTACACTCTCAACATGCAAGATTTCCTATCAAACACTCAAAACGGGCCGGGAAACGCGCAGGCTGGAACAGTTCCGCTTGCCAATTCGCAGACCCCGACCCAGGTAAATCCCGACCTCGCTTCGAGCGTCGACACTTCGAAAACGATAGACGCTTCAAAACTCTCTTCGGGGACTAACCCCGTTACGGTTCCTCAGCAGGCTCCAGCGACAACTGATTCGTTTTTAAATTCTCTTCAAGTTGGCAATCCCGCTACGGGCACGCCATCTACTACAGAATTGCAGGGCAACGTAGACACTGCGCAGGCCGGAACAGACGAAACGAGCAAGGAAATCAATGATCTCCTCACGCAATTGGGCTACAAATCACAGGATGTCGCCAGTATGCAATCGGGAGCTAATATATCTGGACTGACAAAACAGCTCACGGATTTAAATACCCAGTTTGCTCAGAAAAAAGCCGCCTATGACCAGCAGTTTCAGAACATCGGCGCGCAGAATATCCCGACGCTGTTTACCACAGGCCAGATGGCGATTGCCAAGGCGGCCGCGGCTTCCGACCTCGGAGCGACAGCTGCGGAAATCCAGGCAGCGCAGGGCAATCTCAGTACCGCGTTCAACACCATCGACAAAACCATAGACGAGAAATACAAGCCTATTCAGGATCAGATCGACACTAAACTTAAATTTTATCAGCTTAACAAGGACAAGCTTGACCGGGCGCAGACTATTCTTGCCAAGCGTCAATCCGACATACTCGATCTTCAGAAGCAGGCGATCAGCAACCAGCAAGGTATCATTACCAATGCCATCGGAGTCATTAAGGATGCCGTAAGCAACGGATTTATCGAACCAGGAGCGGGGTTCAAGGCTATTTCAGACCTTTTGAACGGCAAAAGCACTCCTGCAGACGCTTTTGCTGGTCTTGGACTTCAGCAACCTAGCCAGCAGGGAATAGGCGGCTCTTTGGCGAGCGCGATTAGCTCTGTTGAAAGCGGAGGGTCATACAATGCTGTCGGTCCCGTTATAAAAAGCGGAGATAACGCAGGATTTTCGGCGCTTGGAAAATACCAAATCATGCCGAATATTTGGTTTGCCGTTATCGGACTCGACCCGAACAAACAATCAGATATTCAGAAATTCTTGAATACTCCAGCGCTTCAGGATCAGCTTTTTGACACTATCATAAGCACGCTTACGCAAAAGTATGGCGATCAGGACAAAGCCATCGCCGCTTACTTCGGAGGCGACCCTGCCGCGCAGGCTTACGGAACCCCGGCAGGAGACAAGATTTCGGACGGCAACATGACTGTCAACCAGTACGTCAACGCAGTCAAGCAGAATCTTGGCTCACAGCCTCTCGGAAGCGCACAGCCTGCGGATGATTTTTTGAAAGACAAAACGCCAGAGCAAGTTAACGCATACAACTCTCTTGCGCCAATCGAACAGAACAACGTAAAAAATCTTCTTACGGGAAGCGCGCTTTTGAGCGACCTCGTCACTTCCAAAGGAATCGCTGGGCAGAATCAGCGCCAAAAACTCATCGCCGAGGCACAGAAAATAGACCCAACATTCAGCGAAAACACGAATAAGATTCGCTACAACTTTAATAAGGACTGGAACGACGCGACTACGGTGGTGGGCAAAACTAAGACCTCTATCAATACTGCGTTGAGCCATCTTGCAGAAACGGCAACCGACGCGCAAAAGATGACCCCCAGCGATTGGAAATGGATAAACAAGACAACCAACTGGTGGGACGCTAATACTGGAAATCCGAACATAACGAACCTCCAATATGGCTTGACACTTTTGGCTACAGAAGTCGCCGCCGTATACAAAGGAGCTGCACCTACCGACGACGAAATCAAAAAACAGGAAGCTATCCTTGGCCCAGATTTGGCGAAAGGTCAGTTTTCGGGATTGTTCAATACGGTTGCAAGCAGGCTTTCAGGCAAAATATCCTCCCTCAATTATCAGTATAAATCGACAATGGGCAGCAATCCTCCCCAGGCTATCATTGACCCCGCAGTCAGACAGTCCTTGATCGGCGCGGGAATCGACCCTAATAAGATTTCTCCCGATCCCAATTCCGCGCCCTCGGCAACTCCGAAAGGGAACATGAGCAGCAGCGATTTTGTTCAGAAATCGCTTTCTTCCGCAAACATAAACTATAACGATTTCGTTTCAAAAGTTCCTAGCGGTCAGAAAGCGGTCATCGACAACGCTACGGGACAAGCGGGATACATTCCTGCAAACGAGTTTGACCAGTCTAAATACACGCCTGCCTAACATGCCATTTACGCCGTATCAGCCCACAAACCAGGAC